ATCAATACTACAAGGCTACTCGACCTCACTTCAACCCTAAGCTTGTAAGTAGAGAAACAGGTGAGCAGGGTGTACTAATGGGGCCACCTAAAGTCCTAAGATTGGATGGTGATGATTACGTTGATTGGGACTTAAATGGTGAAGATGGCCTCCTTGGTAATCTGACTGGTGCTACGGTAAAGTTTGATGTCTGGGACGGTAAGATTACTACAATGGAAAAAATCTTAGTCACTGACCATGTTCCCTACGATTCCAATGAAGATGATGGGGGATTCTAATGTCAACAATCTCTATTACATTTACAGAGGATGACGGAGATAGTGTAAAGTTGGTGCGACATGAAGTAGATGACTTGTATGCCCTATCGCTCTTCTTCGCTGAGGCTGCTAGGGCCGCTGGTTACCCTTACGTTGAATCAGTAGGCTTTGAAAAGGATGATGGTGAAATGGTCTTTGGGGGGTTGTAATGTCTAAGCATAAGGTTCTGGTCGATGGTGATATATTAGCTTATCGGTCAGCCTTTGCTACACAAGACTTGCAACCCAAAGATGCAGAAGAGAAAGTAGAGATACTTCTTGACTACATCCTAGAGGAGACACTAGGGTTCCCTACCCCAGAACAGTTTGAGGTTTACCTCACGGGGTCAGGGAACTTTAGGTACGACATAGCTAAGTCACACCCGTACAAAGGCAACAGAGTAGCAGTAGAGAAACCAAGACATCTACAGCATGTTAGAGATTATTTAGTGGATAAGTTTGAAGCCACAATCAGTAATGGAGAGGAAGCTGATGATTTAATATCCAAAGAAGCTACGAGACTTGGACCTGATACAGTAGTAGCCTCTATTGATAAAGATATGTTACAGATACCTTGTCGTCACTTTAACTTCAGTAAGAATGAGTGGACTACAGTAAGTGAGTGGGATGGTCTTAAGTTCTTCTACACTCAAATACTAACAGGAGATAGAGCAGACAATATTGTTGGTTTGTTTCGTGTTGGTCCAGTCAAAGCAGGTAAGATACTAAGCGAAGCTAAGACTGAGGAAGACCTCTGGGAATCTTGTGTTAAAGCCTATGATGGTGATACAGATAGGGTTTTAGAGAATGCTAGGCTTCTGTGGCTTAGACGTGTAGAGGATGAACTATGGGAGCCACCAGTAAAAGACGACAACAAGCAATTAAGAATGGGTACAGATCAGGATTAGAGGATAAAATATCCAAGGACTTAACCGAGAGGGGTGTAACTTTTGAGTATGAAACACTTAAGATCAAGTGGGAACTATCAGAAACCAAGAGTTACACCCCAGACTTTATATTACCTAATGGTATCATTATAGAGTCTAAGGGTAGGTTTGTAACAGCAGACAGGAAGAAACACCTCAAGATTCAAGAGCAACACCCTAACCTTGACATTAGGTTTGTGTTTTCTAACTCTAGGAATAAGCTTTACAAAGGAGCTAAGAGTACCTATGGTGATTGGTGTGATAAGCATGGGTTCTTATATGCAGACAAAAGGATACCTGAACAGTGGTTGAAATAACTGAAAAAGAATATGAGCAGTTTAAGTCTCTAGTTAAGGTGTGGACACACGCTAGTCCAGAAAAAAGTGGTCATTATTTTATCTGCGGTGAGGGCGGACCTAAAGACGACATGGGGTTGCCAGAGTTCATCTTTGTTTGCCCCACCTATGGTGCGGATTTCCGTGATACCGCTAGATATGTAAGGGACGATTCAATATGAGTAGTGTAAAGTTTAAAATACACCGTATCCTAGATGGCCCTAGAGAGGACGAGTACGGAACTTACTGGTTGCTTTGTCGAGTAGAAGATGCTAATGATGAATCAATGTTCGATGATGAGATACCTTTTATGTCTCTTGAGGCAGCTTATAAGTTTCATAATCACTTCTTATCGTCGATAGACCCTATTGTTATAGAGTTTGAAACGGAGAATCGTTATGACTCATAAGGAAAAACTAAAGAGAGAGGCTTGGGAGGAGTACAGTAACTCTATAAAACCATCTTGGGATAAATATGACGAGGTTAGAAAAGCAGCTTGGGATAAGTACAAAAAAGAAATTAAGGAGATAGATAAGAGTCATGACTAGCAAGACATCAGTAGTATTCTCATGCGCTCACGCAGACCCCTCAGTGGGAAATGAGAGGTTTGATTGGCTAGGTGAGCTTATCTATGAGGTAAACCCAACCTACATTGTTGACTTAGGGGATGGGGCAGATATGAAATCCCTTAACACTTATGATACTCGTTATCCACAAGCTATCGTAAGTCAGAACTATGAGCAAGACATTAACTGTTATAATGAAGCAATGGATCGCTTACGTAGTAAACCTAGTAGTCGTAAGTATAAACGACCATACTGGATTGGATTTGAGGGAAACCATGAGAATAGAATCAAAAAGGCTATAGCACATGACCCAAGACTTCAGGGAGAGACATACGGGATTTCCTTCGGGCATCTTCAAACAGACAAGTGGTTCGATGAATACCATGAGTACCACAATAGCGCCCCTGCAATCGCTGATTACGATGGTGTCTCTTATGCTCATTACTTTAGTTCTGGTAATTTTGGTTCAGCTATGTCTGGTCTACACCATGCCAATAGTCTACTCACCAACCGTAACCACAGTTCTACTTGCGGTCATAGTCATAAACGTGATATTAAGTTTAAAGATGGTGCGCACCCTAACGGCATTATCGGGTTGGTTGCGGGTTGCTTTAAAGGAGCAGAAGAGTCTTGGGCTGGACAGTCAAACTTAGATTGGTGGAAGGGTTGTGTTATTAAGCGTGAGATAAGCAATGGTATCTATGAGCCTGAGTTTGTATCACTTAGTCGTTTAAAGAAGATGTATTCTTAATTATATGGTAAAGGAGAGACCCATGAGTAAGTATTATGTACAAGACAAGATCAAAGAACTAGAGGCGCAGCTTACATGGCAACCTATTGAGACAGCGCCAAAGGATGGTACAGTCATATTAACGCTTCGCAAAAATGGGCGTATTGCGCCCGCAGTTTGGTACGATAACCCATTCGGTGACAAGAATACTGTAATTGATAATTCTTCTGGGAAATGGTGGACAGTAACCCATTGGATGCCCCTACCCGAACCCCCAAAGGAGCAACCCCATGAGTGATGATATAAAAATAGTAGAGATAGAAGAGCATGAAGATGGTTCGGCTACTCTTCAACTTGAGTGTAACCCAGAAACCTTTGCTGCGATCTTAAACTTAGGCTTTGTGACTTTACTTAAGGCAGGATTAGAAACAGACAAGGAGAGTGAATCGTAAGCATGGGAAAACGTAGTAACTTCGAGAGACTACCGAGGGACTACTACCCTACTCCTAGAGAGGCGGTAGTTCCACTCTTAGATCATCTGCCACAAGAGGAGTTCGTTTATGTAGAACCTTGTGCTGGTGATGGTCGTCTTGTAGGACACATAGGGGACTTGACGGAAGGTTTAGCTCAGTGTATATACGCTAGTGATATAGAACCACAAGTTGAGGGGATTCGTGTGGCAGATGCTTTACAGATTAACTTTGGTCGTGACTATGGGACAGTAGACTTATGTATTACTAACCCTCCGTGGGAAAGGAAGTTTCTACATGCTTTTATAGATCACTGGCTTGACATATGCCCCACTTGGTTACTCTTCGATGCTGATTGGGCGCACACAAAACAGTCCGCTACTCTTATGACTTATTGTAAGAAGATTGTGAGCGTAGGTCGTGTTAAGTGGATTGAGGGTAGTAAGATGACTGGTAAAGATAACTGCTCTTGGTATCTATTCGATAGGAACCACTTAGGGCCACATACTGAGTTTTATGGGAGACTTTTTGAATAATGAGTGATGACAATATAAGAATAACACTAGAGGTGATAGAAACTATCAACGATAACCCTAGACTTTTGTCCCTTCTGTACGACGTTAATCTCTTGCCGGAGCAGGTTGACACCAAGATCAAATGGTGGATACTGAATCTTGTGGTTGAGTCATATAAGGTGGGGCGGGACGCAGAGGAGAAACCACTAAAGGAGAGTGAATAATGAGGGTTAGGATTGGACCATATCGTAAGAACAGGGCATTCAAGGTTGAGATTGAACCTCACGACACTTGGAATATGGATATAACCCTAGCCCACATAATACACCCAATGCTTGTTCAGCTAAAGGAAACTAAGCATGGTGCGCCAATGGTTGAAAACTCTGACGTACCACTAGGTATGGAAATGTCAGAAGAAGCAATGGACAAGTTTAGGAACGGCGAAACAGATGGTAAGTTCTTTGACAGGTGGGATTGGGTGCTTGATGAAATGATCTGGACGTTTGAGCAGTACCTTACAGACTTGGATAAATGGGGCATGGAGGATGAATACTATAGCCGAATGTCCAATGGCTTTAGGCTTTTCGGTAAATACTATGAAGCACTATGGGATTAAGGGGAAGATCAGATGAGTTATAAAGATTTTGTAGAGGATATGATTATCACATATGGTAGGGACCGACTAGCTGAGAATGCTTTAGGTCTAGTGGGTGAAGCTGGTGAGGTAGCTGAGAAGATCAAGAAATTCTTTCGTGATGGCACACTAGACAAAGATGCTATACAGAAGGAACTAGGGGATACGCACTTCTATTGGGTAGCTTTACATGGGGCGCTAGGTTTAGACCCTGATACTACTATCAAGAAGAATATGGA